CCACTGACCAAAAACAAGTTCCATAAACTCTTTTTTATTATTCTCACTGTATACCATTTTATTTCTTTTCGTACCATCTTCATTTTCAATTTCAGTTAATTCTCCAGTCCACTCAGGTTGACCTTTAATCTTTTTAATGTGGTGTTTTTTGTACGCCAAAATAACACATTCTTTTGGGTTGTAGATGTATGGACTTGACGGACTCATCCAAGAACCCCAAGCTGTTGTCTTACTTCTATGTGGTGATTGTTCTTCCAAATCAACAATCCCAAAGAACCCATAACCAATCTCTTGCATGATTCTCCACATCTCAGCAACAAAGAATATACGACCACCTTTTTTCTGACGATTAATCTCATAAGGAATATTCAACGCAATTCGTCCATCGTCCTTTAGTAATCTATATGCCTCCGACATCCAATTTTTTGCGAACTCTTTATACTCATTGAACTCCACGTCGTCTTCGTGAACATCATACGCAATACCCACCCCATAAGGAGGTGATGTAACGATTAGATCTACCGATCCTTCTGGTAATGTCTTCATCACCTCAACGCAATCTCCGTTGATAATCTTCCCTGTCTCTATCATTATTTTTCTATATTTAAATTTTCTAAAAAATCCCAAACCTCATTTGAAAACTCTTCGTAGAGATCTCCATCTTCGTCGTCTGATAGATCAATCACATATTCATCAAGACAATTATCAACAATTATTTCGTGTAATTCTCCAAGTGTTTGTTCGTCATTTTTTAATTCACCATACTTCTCTTGAATATGATTTTTTTGTTTTTCTGTTAATTCCATAATTTATACTCCTGCGGTTAAATGGAAATAATATCCTTTACTGGACATATCTCCGAATGATTTATAGATATTATATTCTTTATCATCATAGAGAATATCTGTGACAATTTCAACTCTACATCCAATGTCGAAACTTTTAAATCTTAATTTTTCAATATCAAAATCTTCTTCAAGTGGGATATCATATACAACGTGATCACCCTTCACATAATCTTCAATGATAAGGTATTTGTCTTCATCACAATAGATCTCCTCAAAATCACATTTTTCTGGATCAAACTTATCTGTTTCATAAACAAGATTACCTTCCTCATCTTCCACTTTGACGTACATTGAATTAAAGTATGGTCCTAACATACTTTCGTTTGGACAATCAAAATAACTTTCGGCATCCAATATTCCACAAACTTCATCGTGTTCTAACTCATCATGTTCAACACCCTTTTCTCTAAAGACCTCGTATTGATCGTCGTTAATTTTGAAGGGGTAGACTTCAGCACCTTTTCCCCCTAAGGTAATTTTATAGTATCTCATTCAGCAATAAATTTTACAATTGAATATGTTAACAAAATTATTATAAGTAAGGCTGCGAATCCTGCAACAATTCGCATCCCCATGTATGTTCTCTCAACTTGTTCTTTTGATCTGCCTTGATTTTCTTCTGGTTTAAATTCTTCTCCCATGTTTAAATTATATTCGCGATTATTTGAGCCAACTTATACCCTGTAAATGCTCCGATTGCCGCGGAACCTGGAAGAACTATGAATTTACCTAACATAGTCTCATATTTCTTCCTGTTTACAATATATGAAATTAATATGTAATAGACAATATAGTTTACCAAAACTAAAAAGTCCAGTTCTTTTGACGCAAACACAACAATGGAATTACCAAGAAACCCCCACATAAAGTTAATGAGGGTTTCACGGATTAATTCATTCGGTGTAGTGATCGCGTCTAAGACACTGATCTCTTTATCGAGACCTGTTTTCTTCAAGGGTTTCGATGTGGTGTTGGAGGTACCAGAGGGCTTTTCTGAGGTCCTCAAGTTCTTTGTCTTTTCCTTTCTTTCCTGCACGACTTATATATTTTACTGTGTTTCCTAAACTAAACCCCAATTCCCAAGCATCAATCACTTTGATGGCTTCGTATGGGTTATTTTGTCCTCCGTAATGTTGGGGGTGATTTACTTGTTCTTTTTCAGGTGGTGGCGGTGGATTCCTATGTCCCGGCATGTTGTTTACTTGTTCCATTATTCCTCTTCTCTATATTCACTTAATAACTCATCGTTAGTTATAGTACCATATTTACCACTAAGACCATCCATATCAACAAAAGAAGTCATCATATTTTTCATCTCATAGATCTGTTGAGTGGTATCTAAAGACTTAACAATTTCTCTAATTATTTTATATGGATCGGCATTTGATCCTGGTCTACGATCTTCAACATAACCTTTCCATTCTTTTGCCGTTTCTTGAGGAACACGAATTGACGCTCCACGATCTGATACCCCCCAACTGAACTTATCTATCGATTGAGTTTCATATTCACCAGTCAAACGAAGGTTGTTGTTAGATCCGTAAGCCTTGATATGGTCTTGATGTCTTGATTCAAATGCATTAAACAACGCCATAAAATATTCTTCGCCACCGTCAAGTCTCATCGTGTCCGTTGAAAAGTTTGTGTGGAGTCCTGATCCATTCCACTCACCATGTTGTAATGGTTTAGGGTGAATGTCAATATGGTATCCATATTTTTCCGCTGTCTTAAATAGGAAGTATCGGGTCATCCAAAGGTCATCACCACCTTTAAGTTTACCTTTTGAGAATACCTGATATTCCCACTGACCCAAGGCAACCTCAGCATTTGTTCCAGTAATATCAATTCCGTGTCTTAAACACATATCTGTGTGTTCCTCAACAAACTCACGACCAACAACATTATGCCCTACCCCACAGTAGTATTCACCTTGAAATAGGTTATGTCTCTTGTGTCCTAACACATTACCATTAATTTCCTCACGAATGAAATATTCTTGTTCAAAACCAAACCATAAGTCCTCAAACCCTTCACCAATTTGTGATCGTTTGTTTGATTCGTGTGGTGTTCCATCAGGATTCAATACTTCACACAACACATATACCGTGGATAAGATCTCAGAAACATAATGTCTAACAGGTTTCAATAAACGATCAGAGTTTCCTGTTACCGCTTGATTTGTGGATGATCCATCAAAGTTCCACATCGGGAATTGTCCGTCAAGGAATGCATTTTTAACTGACTCATATTCAACAATTTTTACCTTACTTCTAAGATTTGGTTCTGGCTTATACCCATCAAGCCATACATATTCTAACTTAATTTTCATTTCATTTTATTTATTATGGTTATTATTTCTTCTTTGGTGAAACCTTCAATATACATCCTATAAACTTTGCGTGAAAAATCGTCGGTGCAAATAATCGCATCGGCGTCTAAATAGGAGAAAAGATTATTAAGATTAAGTAAAATGTTTTCTTTCTTAAGGAATCTTTTATTAAAACTCATTTTATTCTGTTTCTTGGTTTTCTTCTTGGATTTTTGTTTGAGAGATAAGACCAGCGATTCGTCGTTTGAATAAAGGTAAAAGTGTTTCGTCTATTGGAAAAATTCCGTTTGATGACATTTGAAACACAGGTCCCATTCGCTTATCTTTACTATCATACGTAGAAAAATTAGTAATAATTTTTGGTATGGTCAACTCTTCCAACTCATCAGAATAAATTAAATTAATATTTGTCATTCTTTGTGGGTTTGTTCTTGTTTCTTTTTTAATAAGATATTCCCAAACGTATGTTTTTTTAGTTGTGGATTCGGTATAAAAGAAATAACCCTTTGGGTGTAAAATATTCTTTTTATTTCTTTTAATTTTCATATCCAAAGAATCAAATACAATAGTCCAAACTGATTTTGCGACGTTGAAGTATTCCATTATTCTTGGTGCTGAGAATGATAATATGTCTCTGAACTCAGTCATTTCATCTCGAGTCATTTCAGGTATTGATTTGACTTTCAAATCTTTAACCATGATCTCGTCGTCGATATTATTTAATTTCTTTTCGGTGTAAACAATTTTACCATCTCTCATCAAGGCTTGGACATTCATGAGGTGTAATGATAATTCAATGAACCCTGGATATAATTCTAACTTATCCAGTTTTTCTCCCATTTTTTGAAAATATGAAAGGAGTTTGTATTCTTTATACTCTCGATCGATTGGTTTTTCAAACATCCAATCGGTGTTCATTAAAAATTCTATTTTCTTTTTCTTTGTCATTATATAATAAAAAAGTAAGTCAAAGATGTTAACAAATAAAGACCTAACTTACTCTCATCACATAATAGTCTTCTCCATCTACTTGAGCAAGATCGGCATCACCATCATATGAGTTTAATAAATTACCATAACCATCCGCATCCACCACTTCTTGAGTAACTTTATCTACATCAACAAAATCCATAATAAAATCTTTATCGAAACCATATTCATTAATAAATGTTTCAATATTATCCTCATATTCATCAACTCTTTCATCAACCATGGATTGGATATAATCTTCATCGTATTCACCTTGAGGATCTTCTTCAATATCTTCAATTATATTTTCAAATCCTTCGATTTTTTTGAGGATTATATTTTTTTGGTCTTCGGGTAAGTTTTCAGTAGTTAATTTAGTTTTAAGGTCGTTAATTGATTTTTGAAATTTGTCTACTTGTGCTTTCTGTGTTGTAGATAAAGTTAAAGGAATTTCATGTCCTTCTGGGTCCTGATAGTACACATCAGTGTGGAATTCATCTAACCATCTTCTCCAATGATCTTTATCGATTGCATTATCCCAAACCCAACTTGAGAAAGCGTCGTAACCCATGTCGTCGATCATATTTCTAACCGCAATTTTTGATGCCATATCTGCCTCATCTTCCGTATATACATCGTAAAGAATACCTTCAAATTTGTTATCACCACCCAACCATTCATATTGTTTACCATAACCACCGGTTCCTCTACCTTGAGGATACAAAAAATACTTATCTTCACGTACTTCGTTACCTTCTTCATCTTCGGTCATACCGATCATACCTTGTATACCTAAAATACTATACAATGCAGATGTTCTTTTAGCATCATCATCGTCATTATTACTATTCCACTCGTCTTCTTTCCTTTTCTGATCTAACTCGGCAAGTTTTTTATTAAGTTCAACTTGTTTTTTTGTTTTCCACATAGATGATCCGTAATCATCAACATAACCATCGACCGTAATACCGTTCAAGTTAGGTACATTTGAGCGGGCGATATTCAATCTACCCATTATCCTTACGACACCGGTAAGTGGTCCAACATTTTTATCATCTCGGAGGTTTAAGTCACCATTAATCACAATACCTTTACCTCTATATGGTTTAAGCATAGATATTCTTTCTGCTATTCCGCCGACATTTTCTAATTGTTCAAGATATTGTTCAGGTGTGATAGTTACAAGACTATCATCCTGTTCTATGAGTAAATTACTTAATAGATTTTTAATTGACATATGTTATAAATATCCTAAGAATATAATTGATTATTGGATTTTTCCAACTAATCTTATTTTAACAGATATTTATAGACAAATAAACCAATTAAAATATAAAGTCATGGGCTGCGGATGTAAAAACAAACAACAAGCACAACAACCTCAAACACAAACACAAACACAGACTCAACAAGGTACTAATACTGCACAAACCAACGTACAAGAGTCAGTTAAAAAAATTGTGAACAAATATTACAGAAGGTAATATTTCCGTGTATCATCGGATAAAGGTGTTTCTTTTGGGACACCTTTTTTTATTTATGATATTTATTCAATATGAGTTTAGAAAGAGCAAAAAATTTACTTAAGTCTTTTAATAGTGGTGATTACGAGGAGGATATTGAACCGTTCTTTAATACTGTGATCAATTTTTTAAACTTTATCAAAAAATATGGTTTATTAGATGATCTTAGTTTGGGAGAATTACCGTCTAGGGAATTTGATGAGGAACTTTTTCAATTTTTAGTTGATAATGGTATTGTAACTAATTTAGATTATGACACAATGCCAGAAGAATTTAAAAATCTATACCTTCTTCATGGTTTAACACATAACTATGAAGATACTATGATTTTTATAACCAACAATCTAATTACTGATGTTGATGTTAGACCTGATGGTTTTTATTTTTATGTAAAAGATAGAGAGGATTTATCTTTTCTTTTTTGTGGGTCAAATCGTGATGGTGGAGCCAGATATGTGGCGAAAAAGATTTTAAGTGAGGATGGTATGGGTCACGACTGGTATTACGATAATAACGTAAAACCATATGAAGTTGTTGAGGAGTTAGACGAATCAAACATAACAAGACTAAAAGATATTATATATAAAGAAGTTGGGGATAAGGAATTGTCTTTGGAGGATTATAACTCTGATTTTTTTGAGAGTCTTTCTGAAGAACAAGGAACTGATGGTTATTTTAGAGTAAAACCTCAGGACTTAAACGATTTAGTGAAAGATGGAAATGCAATAAATGAACTATTCAATAATGACTTAGAAGAAATAGGTCAAGAGTTAAGAAGTTTATATTGGAACTCTGAAAATCAAGCGTATGAAGGTGAAGTTTATGACCTTGTTTATGATGGTTTAGACGATTTTTTTGAGGGTGGATTTGATAATGTGTCAAGGGAAGTCACTTTAAGAGACGGAAACAAAAAAACGGTATATCATGAGTATTTGAAAATCAGGAATTTTCCAAATATTATTAAAGAATTTTTAAATGGAAGAAAAATGGATCAATACACTGACTCTCATTTAGAATATTTTGGTGATTTTATCAACTTACTTGTTGCTATGATTAATGAAAGTGAGGTTGAGTGTATTGATTTTAGAGTACCTGACTATCCTGACTGGTATAGAACAAGAAAGAATATTAACGAAAACTTTACCGATTACATCTAACTATTTATACTTTAAGTTATTTCTCATACACATTATAAAAAATCAAAGTATGAGAAAATTAGAAAAAAACACAAGACGGTATTTTGTAAATCTATTTGCCGACTACATTCTATCTAAATTCGACAAGAAAGAAAATACAATAATCCAAATTACAGATTGTGAAACCTTTGTGGTTGTTAATGGTCAAACAACAAGTGATAAAGAGTTAGATCTTAGTGATCTTAAATACGACTTTATTAAAGAGTTTGAGGACCTTTTCACATCATTAGGTATAAAGGACATCAACGTTATCGATATAATCAAGTACGAACAAAGTATTGATGATTTATCTAAAGCTTGGGTTAGAGTTAATAAATCATTTCAAATCGAGGAAGAAGAACCATTTACTGAGATCAGTATCTCATCTGAATTCCCCTATGGATATAGTTTAGGATGTGGTAGAGGAATTTACTACTACGGACATTATATCTTCAACCAAATGTATAGTTTACTTGGTGTAGATAATTTAATGTTCTATTATAATAGTGAGATTGATGAGGAGGAAGATCACAAAATAAAAATTGTTTCAGATTCAAGAATACCTAATAAAACAATCAAAGATCTCGTTTTGGATGTGTTTGATATGAATGTAAAGGAATTTAGTGAGTGTCTGACAAACTACAACTTAA